ATTGTAGGGCGCACCGTTGCGATGCCGGACAGGCCGCAGCCCGTACGGGGTATTCGCATTCGCCATGGTTGATTATCCTGATGAGAGGGTTAGGTTTTTCCGCCGTGCGTCACGCTGATGCCGCCGGCGGGCACGTAGGCCGCAGGCCCGGTAAGCGCCTCGGGGCTGTTGACTAGGCCGCGCTTGATTCCTGCCTCGTTGGCGTCGACTTCAGCCTGTTCCTTGGCCTTGTCCGCCCGGTAGTAGTCTTTCCTTTTGCGCACCAGAATGGCGCGCGTCCCAGTACGCTTGTCAACAATACGCTCTACGCCAGTGCCAACAGTGCGGTCCTTGGCGTGTGCCTCTCCAAGGTCGCTCGTGGTCACAACGTCCCAATCGTCCAGCTCCGTCAGACGATGCACTCGGCCGGGCTCGTCGTTGATCCATCGATACATATAGTTCGGGTCCTTACGGCCGGCGATGGCGAGATTGCGCAGGCGCTCGATGCCAAGGTCCTCACGACGACGCCGCTGTTGGCGCTCGTGCTCGACACGGGGGGAAACTGGCGCGGGGCGCGGCTTGTCGACGATGGCATTCATTGATCTTGGCTCCAGTATTCGGCTGCATATTCGTTGATGTTCTTGAACAAGCCCTGCTTGATAAACCGCTCGCCTTGCGCGCGCGCATCGGCTGGCAGGTCCGCAGCCCCGCGGCTCCGTTGCCGGCCACCGTTGGCGATGCGTGTGCCGCCCTCGACCGTCACCGGTCCAGACGCCCGCGAATCAACGCCGAACTTGTCAGGGAACCGCTTTGCAACGTACTCCCGCACGCGAGCGAGATTCTCGCGCACCGTCAATCCGGGCTGATCGCGCAACAGACGCTCATGCTCGACGTTCGCGGAAAACGTCATCTCGGGGTCAGCGTTGAACCACCGATTTGTGGCCTTCCACGTCTCGATTTCGGCCACATCATGCGGCGCAATCGGCATCTGCTGCGGCTGCTGCGGCATCTGCTGTTGCACATACTCAGGCGCACGAACACGATTCACAAGCTCGTCGTGCTGCAGCAGCGCCAGTGCCTTGTCGCGCTCGAGTTGCTCATAGCGCACCCCGTCCGCCTGATCGACTGCGGCTCTCTGCGCGGCGCTATAGGCCTGCTCGATCTGCTGACGTTGCCGCTCAAGCGCGAGAGTGTTCATGCGCTCCAGCGTTTGGACCGTCTGAGCGTAGGTCTGATCGCGCGCCTGGAGCTTGCGCTCGAGATCAGTCAGCTTGTGCGTCATGGTGCGCAGACGCTCGCGCACAATGGGCAGCTCCTCCTCGCCGCGCTTTACGAACGTATCAGCATCAACCCATCGCTCGGGGTCGCCGCGGAACTCCTCTTTTGGTGCCCAGCCCATGGCACGGGCGCGGGTCTCCGTATCGTCGTGGCCGCCCTCGGCCGGCTGCGGTGCGGGTGCGGCTTCGCCTGGGATCGCAACGCCAGAGGACGGTGCGGGCTCGGTTGTCTGTTGCGTTTCGAGGCTCATCGGCGCCCCCTCACGGCAACGATGTCCTTGTCGTTCATCAAGCGATATTCGACGCCGTCGTTACCCTCGACCGTGATGCCGGAATATCGAGCGAAGATTACATGATCTCCGACCATCGGCTTGCGGGCATTCTCCGGCCACTCCTCATAGGTGAATGCATGCGGCGCGATGGCGACAAGCTCGCCTTCCATCGACGCATGGTCGTCACGCTCCTTGGTCTCGTCCGGTTTGTAGATGCGCACGCCCGTCTTCGTCGCGACGTAGTCCTTGGCTTTCTCAGGACGAACGACAACCTTATATTCCACCGGCATGAGGCCATGCGCCCTCGCCGTGAGGCTGGCGATGTCTGGCAGTTTGACTGCGTTTTTGCTCATGATGTCAGTTCCTCGAGTGTCTCTGCTGTCAGCTTCCTTATTTCTCGATACACACTGATACGCTCGCGAATGCAGGCAAGGCGCACCGGATCGCACGCTCCGCCTTCAATCGTCGTCTGCACCCAATGCTCAATGGCCTGTTTCTCGGCCTTGAGCAGCCCCGCCATAAGTGCCTCTGTGACCGGCGCGGCCATCCACTCGTCGAATGCGTCTCTCTCGATTTTCATACCGGCATCCCGGGCGGCACGGGCGCGGCCTCGGGCGATGGCAACGGCGCCCCGCCGAGCTGCATTGCCATAGCCTCAAGCTCCTGCGGAGTCAGATCGCTCGGCATACCGCCTTGCATGTCGGGCGGCGGCATCCCGCCCATGCCAGGAGGCATGCCACCCATCATCTCGTCCGCGTCCATGTCCTCGCCGGTGGCGCCTGGGCCACCCGCGCCAGGCGGCGGGCCGGGAGGCGGTGGCGGCATGAATGCCGGCTCAGCGATCTGCATAGGCGCGCCGAGTGGCGCGCCGATCTGAGCCAGCGATACCCTCGCGTCGGCCACCTTCTTGATGGTCTCGGCCTTCTTGGCGTCGATCTCGGCCCGCATGCCGTCTTGCTGCATCGGGTCGGGCTCGGGCGGCTTGAGAATGTCCTCAATGCGCTCGATGCGCGCCCCTTCAAGAGCGCGGCGCGTGGCCTCGAGGCCGTCGATAAACGGATTGCCGGCAGCGACCTGCTCCATTAGGAACTGCGCCTTGGCAATGCGCTGCATATCCGTGACGCTGTTCGGGTCAGCGGTCGGCATCACGTCCAGATCGTCGGCATAGTCTGATGCGACGACCTCTTGCGGCTCGTCAAGTAGCTGAAAATACTTCGGCTGATTGAGTTGCCGTTGATTGACCTTGAAAATTAGCTTGTATTCCTGCCGCAGCGCCCTGAATATACGCTTGTAGATCGCGGTGAAGACCTTTAGGCCCTGCTCAATCGCGGCCATCGTCGACGTGGCCGTCTGATTGCTTGGCGTCTCACCTGTCAAGATATCCTTGACGCTTGCCACATCCTTCGCCGACTCAATCATCAGCGTGAGCAGATTAGCCAGCACCGGGCTCGGTCCCCGATGCTCCATGTGCACGATCGCCTTGCGAATGTCGTCGCCAGCCGATTGCACCGTCTTATATTCGCCGGGCGCCAGGCTCACCTTGGCTTTGCCGAGGTTGAGCCCGCTGCCGATGAAGCCACCGCCTGCATTCTGCAGCGTGCCAGCGTCCATCATCTGATTGATGGTCGTGTCGATGATATCCGACATGGGTTCGAGCAGCCGGCCAAACCCGATGTCGTAGAATCCGCCTTCCGGGTCTGGAATGAACGGGATCTTGACAAAGTACTGCTCTTTGGGAATGCGCACGATCTTGCCGCGCATCGGATCGGCCAGGATCGCATTCGGATCGAAGCCCGGCATGATCCGCACGACCTTTTGCAGCTTATGGTGCACGGTCACAATCCACGGCTCGGCCACGCCGTCGCCGTCGATGTCCCAATAGCGATGCTGCTCAAGGAACTCGTGCGGCGCGTCATCATCGTCGCCGTCCTCGCCCCCGCCCTTGTGGTCGAATTCGAGGAACGTACCTTCGCGTATGCGCTCATCGATCTCGTGCGGATAGCGCGTGAACACGTGCGTTGCGCGCGGAACGCTCTCGAGGCTCTTGGTCGCTTGGTTGACGACGAAGTCGAGCGCCGAGATCAGCTCGGACCGGAATCCCGACTTTGACGACGGATCGATATAGACCTTCTTGAACGCGCACCCGACCACGGGGATCTGGTGCAGGCACACGTCCATATCGGATTCCCACTCCTCGAGCTCGTGCAGGAGTTGGTAACTCATGTGCTGCGAGACGCGATCCGCGCGGGCTGCTTTGAGTCCTCCAGGGTCGCGACCGACGACGGCACACTTGACGATGCGCGGACCGTCGACGATGGCCGGATAGGCGCGCGCCGCAAACTGCAGGCTCGCCGTGGTCAGCACGGGGTATTTGACGTTGGACGCGTTCGGCCATGGGTGCGACTTCGGTTCTTTCTTTTGCCGCGCGATGTCCAGTGCGCGCTTGGCCGTCTTCTCCCACTCCGCGCGGCTGTCGCGGTCGAGCTTGTATTCCCGCACGACGCGGGCGCCGATCTCGCTCAGCTTCTCGGGCTCGATGGCCTCGGCCACGTTGGACATACTGGCGAGGCGTGTGAGCAGCACCATCTGGCGACGTAGTTGCAGCACCTCCGGCGGTATCACGTCAGCCATAGGCATCATGCCGTCCGGCTCTGCCATCATGTCGGGCGGGCCGGTCTCGGCATAGGCGGGGTCTTGCATCAATATCCTGTCGTGGCGTTGCGTGATGTTGACAACCGATGGTGCTCCTCATCCTCATAGACCGGCGCCGTGCGGGCCACCCGCATGCCGGTCATGATGAGATAGCGGGTCGCATCCATCAGGTGGTCATTGTCCTTGACGATCTTGCCGTTTTCGTCGCGGCGATAAATTCTGAACTCACTCAACCAGTTGCGGCACGTGCTGAACACCTTGAGCCGGCCCGACACCATGCGCTGATAACAGGCATGGATGCCGGCCTCGACCGCGTTGTCCGCGTCGACTAGGTGAAGGCCAAGGGCCATGTATTCCTGGCGCAACTTGCGCCCGTCCGTCTGACTGGCCCCCGCACTGGCCGGATCAATCGCCCCCGGTATCCACGGCCCGCGTGACGATATCGCCGAGGCGTGCACGGCGGGGGCCGCTTGGCCCATGTAGTGCTCGCTGTAGATGTAGACCGTATCCGATGGCCGGTCCCATGCGCCCCACACGGCTGCCGTTCTGTTCCAGCCCACATCGAGCCCATAGGCGCGTGGCCAGAATTCCGGCATGTCGAACGGGTCACACACCACGACAGACTCGGGCACTGGATAAATCACACCGGCGCCAAGCACCGGGATGCCCTTTGACCGCGCCTCGCGCGTGTGAGGCTCCATCGAGCCCAGCAACTCGGCTTTGACGGCCTCGCTCAGGTGCGGCACGTCATCCCATGACGCCTGCACGCATAAGCGGCTCATCGCAAAAACGTTCCCGTCTGCCTGGTGTCAGCCCGGGTCTCGGCGACACTTGCAGGACTAGTATTCTCAACAGGGGCCAGATCGGGCAAAAACTTTAGCGCCACCTTGCTCAACCCAAGGAGCGGCGTAAACGTACAGAGCATCAGCCCGTTGTCGCTCACACCGTCCGTCGCCGTCAGGCGCAGCATGGCCTCCTCATACACGTCAATGGGCGGCTCCTCATCGAGCCACACCTCATCGACCGTTTCGGCCTGCCAGCGCTCGCGGCCCTGGTCG